CGGAGTCATCACAGGCATCAAGGACATCAGGCAAATCCCATCCGGCATCGACACTGTGCTCTGGGACTACAAAATCAAGGTTGACCAAGCCCGCAAGGGAACGACCCCCGGAACGGATACCAAGTCTGGTGACGTATACCAAATCCTAGAGTTCTTCGGGTACGATGAGGACGGGGATAAGTGTGTATGTTGGGTAGACAAGAATTTCAACTTCATCCTCTTCGAACAGAAGTTAGACCTGGAAGACGGCGAGGAAATCGTAGCTCCCGATGGTACGAACATAAACACCGGCAGTAGGTGGCCTCTCATCGTCAAAGAGTCCTTTAGGGAGCCACATTCCTCAATCTCGTTCTCCGTCGCTGACCTCTTAGACGACAAGCACAGGGCAAAGAGCGTCCTCTTGAACCTGGCCTTTGTAGCAGCAAAAGACCGCGCTAACCCCGTCTATGGGTATAATCCCGACAAGGTGAAAGACGTGACGCAGTTCTTCTCACGCCAAATCAACCAGCACATTCCTATGGAGTCTGCTGATGCCGCGTGGCCTCTCAATACGGCAGATCCGATGTCACAAGGCCTCATCTCGTTCATCTCCATGATAACGGACGAGGCAAACGCCCCGATAGGAACAGGCATGACCTTGCAACCTCAAAAGGGAACAAGGAAGACCAGTGCCACTGAGCAGGCCATCAACCAGCAGCTCAATGACATGGCTCAATCGTTGCAGTCTATGGTCCTCCAGTTCGGCGAGTCAGAGTTCTGGTCGCACTGGTTCTACCGCTACAAGAAGTATGGTCCTGAATTGAAGAAGAAAATCGCCAACATCAACGGCGTAAAGGGCGTGAAGACCGAAGAAATCAACTTCAAGCACTTCGATACCGCCTATCCGCCCGGTGTACTGGTCTATTCCTCGAAGAAAGCAGAATACAAGGAGCTGGTATTGAGGCGTGACCTCATCAACCTTTACCCTCAGTTAGCCCAGGCCATCGGGCCAGATGGAATGAGGAACTTCAACAAGCACGTCTTCTTCCCCAAGTTCATTGAGGATCCGTCGACCATCGACCTGATGTTCCCCGAAACTCTTGACGAACAGAACGCCGCCAACGAAAATGAGGTACTGAGCAAGGATAAATGGGCAAAAGTCCTCCCGACCGATGACCACCTCACTCACTTGTACATTCACCAGCAGGTCTATCCGAAGACACTCGCGTTGATATTCCACATGGCCGAGCATCGCGACGCTATCGCCGGGCAGAAGATGAAAGAACAGCAAGCCCAACAGCAACAGATGTCCCCGCAGGAGAGCGGCGGTCCTGACCAGGGACAGAAACCACCCGACAAAAAACCGCCCATCGGTTCAGAACGCCTCTCTCCTCTTGGGGCATCCGCTCCCCTCAAATCGGAAGTAAAGTCCAGTAATAAACCAATACCACTCGCATGAGTAACTACGCACCAGATACCCCGTATGGGAAAGGCGGTATGCCAAAAGATGGCTATCCTCCCCCGAAAGTGTCACTCGCGTCCACGAACAAGGAGAACGCATCCACGTCGTCGATTCTCCTTTTGACCCATGACACGACAGAAATCGAAGTCGCAGCGGCAGGTCAGAACATCGCAGGGAAATGGATCTCGCAGGCCAACGTCGATGCATCCGTCGCCGGCACGAGCGTACTCACGGCTGCGGCGAATGCCAATTTCGACTTCATGGTCGGCAACAACCTTGTCCGCAGGTTCGTCGTGCCTCGCTCAGTATCAGTCTCGGCTCCCGGCAGCTTGATGGGCGTGAACCGTGCCGAAGGCCTGTATCCCGCCGTTGCATTCAAGACGTTCGCAGGGAACGGAAGTGTACTAACCGCACAATTCTAATGGCTACCAAGAAACCAGCGACAGCGAAACTCGGCAGCGCGTCGGTGTTGCCGAAAGCGGGAAAGATGTCCAAAGTCAAGATGCCGAAGGTGAAGATGCCCAAAGTAAAGAAGAAACTCACCGAAACCACGGCTAAGAAAATGCTTCCGAAGGGCAACAGTCTCACACGCAAACCGCAGATGCCCGCATGGGCGAAGATGTACAAAGGAGCGGAGTTCATGTCCGGTCCCGGACTCAAGACCCCGAAGACGGGTCCGTATGCACCCGCGAAAGGTAAGAAGAAATAGATGCCATTCAAATCCGAACAACAGAGGAAATTCATGTGGGCCAAGCATCCCAAGATCGCGGAAGCATGGGCGCACGGAAAATCGTCGGTGACAGGCAAGAAAGAGGGCAAGGCCAAGAACAAGGGTCTTCCCAAATACGCCAAAGGTTCCAAAGCGAAGAAGTACCAGGGCAAAGGCACACGCGCACGCCTGAATACGGCGGCAAGCAAGATGTTCGGCGGGAAATAGCGTCCGTCAGGAGGGTGTCCCAGTGGCCTCGGTCGGTCCGTCGAAACCTGCCGGGGTCACTCGGAAACCCTCCTTGAAAGGGCGGGTCGAAGTATCAACAATCATCACATCAAATGTCAATCCGTATCCCACTCAAGACAGTTCTCGATTACGATGACGGTGTAGCAACAAGCGGCACCGGCGTCGTCTCCTCGACCGCAGGCGGCGTCGCCAAGCAGTTCACGCTCCCGCAGGACACCGATAACGTCGTCGTCAAACTCACGGCATCCGTGCTCGCAGGAGGCGTGTCCGTGACGTACCAGACGACCGACGATGGTGGCACGACCTGGTACGATGTCGGCCGCACGTCTATCGTGTCCAACGCCAACAACGACAAGGCCGAGTGGCTGAGCATCCCGGTCATCAGTCCGGGTGTCCGCACATTCACCAGCATTTTCGCCACAGGTTCCATTCAGACCCTCGTGACGACCCCGAAGAACACCGCAGCGTCCTCGCTGGGTATCAACGAGGTGTCAGGCCTTCCCGTGATGGGCTTGGTGAACCGCATGTTCTTCCAGTACACGTCGGCAGTCACCTCAGTCATCGCAGCCCGTGTCCGTGTCATGGCAAACAGCCAGGCCAACTCCAACTAATGAATAACTCGCGTATCGCATACGACAATATCTTTGAGGAAGAGAAACCCGACTTTTCTCACTTAGAGAAACGTGCCGGGGAACTCCGAGTCATTGTCGAAGCGGTACGGCGGGTAGCAGAAAGCAAGGATTGGGCCACTCTGAGGGAACTGGTGCTCGATGATGTAGTAACTACTCTCGAACGCCAGTTGTCCTCGGAAGCCATGAAAACCCCCATCGACGAACCCACGTTGTACCGCCTGCAAGGGCAACTCGCGTGGGCTAAGAAATACGTCGACTTGGGACAGTTAGCAGAGTTCTTTGCACAACAAATCGAAGGTATCAAAACATTGACCCATGAACAAGAAAACCTCGGTGACGGAGCACCCAATCGCTCCAGTTCCTGAACCCGTCTACGTCCAACCGGCGAGACGGCGTGTCAGTATTGAAAGAGAGGGAGTTCGTTCAGAGCCGTATACCCGAAGGTATCCGCAGGTCAGGGGAGGCGTGTGCGAGTATTGCGGTGTTCTGGACGGGAACATCCCGGCCGAATACCAGTACAAACTCTGTCCGCACTTCCGTGACCTCGGGGAAATCAGGTGTTCGTATTGCGACGAGAGCAAGGATCCGACCGATGTCATCGGACACTCAATCCTCAACATCGCCGAACACCCGGACAACCCCGATAGACTGGTCGTGTGGTGCAACTCGTATGAGTGCTCGCGCCGACACGAAAACCGGTTCAAGCGGTCCCGATAACCGTGTGTCCCTTAGGGAAGGACATACTGTACCAACTCCTATCATTCTCGGACTGAGACTCGCCCCTCACGTCCGATGCGACATACATGGCTGACGAAATCGACCTCGACAATCTGGACAAACAGATGACCGAGGAAAGCAAAGTAGAGAAACGAATCAGGGATCTTTCAGAAAAAGTGAAACTCACCTCAGAAGAGCGCGATACGCTCCGAAAGGAACTCGAAGAACAGCAGAAGAAGGTCGCCGACCTGGAAAAGGAAGGCGGATTCCTCTCATCGTTCGGCGAGCAAGTCACCAAGTATCCCGATGCCGTGACGTTCCGCGACAAAATCAAGGAACGCGTCATGCGCGGCTACTCGGTGGAAGACGCGACCGTCGCGGTACTCAATGCCGAAGGCAAGCTCTCGGCCCCCAAACAGGCGGCTCCGGCAGCTCCCGTCGGAGGTTCGGCCATCAACGTGCAGCCCTCCGTGGGCGACAAGAAGGTCGGCGAGATGACCCGCGAAGAGAAACGCGCAGCTCTCATCGAAGCGGAAAAGCGCGGCGACCTGGGGACGAACTGACTCTCTGAAAATCTCATAACATACTCATGGCAGTAACAGTACGAAGTTCAGGATGGGGCGGCGCTACCCAACTCACATCCGAGTTGCTCGTGTCGTACATCTCTGACGAAATCAAGGTACTGGAGCCAGAGTTGCAGTATGCACGGCTTGGCAAGCGGCGCGATGCCCCGAAAGGGTATGACCGCATTGTCTTCCCGCAGACCAACCAGTTGCCCGTCAAAATCAACGTCTCCGTCGTGACCACCGGCGGCCCGACCTCGATGACAGGTGGCGGTTCGGTGTGGGGCGCAGGTGCATCCATCCAGGGTGGTGCGGCGGCTACGGCCCCCGGATTCCCGGTGTCCTCCACGGAGGGTGTCGCGGCAATCACGGAAGGTACGAACCCCTCGGCAATCACCTGGGGCGCAACGGCATACAGCTCTGGTCCCTCGCAGTACGGAATCTTGGTGCAGATTTCAGACCTCCTCGTTCATAACTCAGCCATCGAAACGGTTGACGCGTGCACGATGCAAGTCCGCAACGCACTCGCCAGGTTGGTTGATACGGCCATTCAGACCGTCGTCAACTCCGGCGTGAACGGTGTCATCTATGCTGGCAACCAGACCGCCCGAACGTCCATCGGTGCCGGTGACTTGATTACGCAGACGGAAATGAACAAGGCCTATCGGAACCTTGCTGCGGCCAACGCGGCAGGCCTGAAGCCCTTTGACGGCTCCTACTACGTGGCAGTCATCCACCCGTTCCCTGAGGCGGACCTGATGTCCAACACAGCCGTCGGTTCCTTCAATGATGTCGGACGCTACACGTCGGTCGATGACCTCCGCAAGGGGGCATTGGGCGACTTCCGTGGCATCCGCTACCTGCGAAGTGCCTACCAGAACTACTTCAACTCGACCGTCCCGGTGTTCCCGACGACGGTGCTCGGACAGGACTCGTTCGGCTGGGGTTACTTCCAGGAACCGACGCCTATCCTTGTGACGACTCCCGATTCCAACAACCCGCTCAACCTCTTCACCTCAATCGGTGGAAAGGTCACCCTCGGCGCAACCCGCTTCGAGGATACGACGGGACGGTACAGGATCGCCCGTGTCGAATCAGCGGCGAGCTCGTAGAGCTGGCTTCCTTTGGCCCTTTAGGGGGCCAGAGATAAGCTCACACTATGGCAACTGTCACTGACGCACTCAACTACGCTCGCGCACAATCGCAGACAGACTCTAACGGCCTGACCGATGCCAACGGCTTGATTTGGGCCAATGAAGCACTCTTAGACTTCCATAGGCGGCTCATCGACAAAGGCGTGGATGCTTCCCAGGTTCAGGAGGCCTATCGGGACGGCACGCTCAACCAGGGAACATACCTCTATCCGAGTGATATGTTCTGGCTCAAGTCGATTGAACTGAACTACTCCTCAACGAATCCTCAGGACTATGTGATGGCACAGCAGGTGGATGTTGCTAACTTGCCCAATAACGCATCGTTCAGTTGGCTCCGCAAGAACGCCCAAACGAACCAGCCATACTTCGACGACCACGGAGACTGGTTCGAGATTTTTCCCACTCCTACTGGAGCGAACAACGTCTCACAGCTCATCCGCATCTTCTACTACCTCTCTCCGACGGAATACTCTTCGGTCAGTGATACGCTTGTCTATCCCGAATCCCTCGACTACCGGCTCTTAGGATGGCGCATCGCCGCAAACTATATGTACTCCCTGAGCAAAATTCAGGACGGTGACGCGTTCATGGTCAAGTACGAGGAACGAGTGAGGCAGTTCACTGAGACATTAGCACGGGGAAGCCAGCAACCCTTAGAAGCCACACCGATTCAGGACGACGGATGGGAATACTAGCATGGACGCTTATACCAGAGTCTCAAAACCCACGGGAACCGGATATACGAAAATCGCTAAACCCTCCGATGCGGGCCTCAACCCCATCCTCAAAGGTATGGCTACTGGACTCCTCATCCCGCCTACCTATGCCAAGCAATACGGCATGACGATGCAGATGTGGACCCGCGTTGCTAAGCCCACCGGCTCGTCCTATACGAACGTCCTCAAACCCTCAACATGACCTATTCTTTCCTTGATGCGGCAGCTTCGGTACAGACAGCAGATTCAAGTGTAGTCGGTGGTTTTCACAGGCCCATCGTTTACCTTGCTGGGAACAGTTCGGTTTCCGGCACCGTGAACATTGGTACCATGCCGCGCGTATCAGTCGTCGGTGCTGTTCAGGAAGACAGTGCCTCGGCGGACGGTGACTATGGGATGTTCGCCCTCGGAGTACGCAATGATACCGTCGCTTCCACGGTTAGTGCCGACAAAGACTATGTGGGACTATCGGCAGACTCGGCAGGACGGCATCTCATCAAACCGTTCGCCGCAGAAGAAGCCCGTATCGAGGGATATAGCTCTACAACGAGCACATCGCAACTGACCCTCGTTCCTGCTGCTGGAGCTGGATTGAGGAACTACATTACCGACGTTTGGATAGCAAATACCGGAGCCGCGACCACGTTGGTCACTTTTAAGGATAACGCCGGGTCAATTCTGGGCTATACCATCGCTCCCACCGCAGGAGGTTCAAACTTGCCGGGACTTGCTATGCCGATCAGGACAGGAGCGAACCAGACGTTCGATATTCAGGCAGGATCGCCCACTTCGATTCTCTATGTGACCGTGAAGGGGTATAAAGCACCGTGATATGGCTATAACATTCCAAAACGCTGTCCAAGCCGTCATCAATACCACGCCGTCTGCTTTCGATTGCGGTACTGGTTCGAATCGATTTCTCATCGTGGGAGTTCTGAAACAATCGAGCCAGTCGACAACAGGTGTCACCTACAATGGTGTTTCCATGACAAAAGTCGCTACCGTCGCCACGAATAGCGACGTCTCTACGAATGAGGAAACGACGCTCTGGGTTCTCGCGAACCCTGCAAGTGGAAGCAATAATATCGCGCTTAGTTTCAGCGGAGCGGGGACGTTCGGATTCGCCGCCGCGTGCTATAACGGCGTAGACCAAACAACGACGACTCGCAATCCGAATACGGAACATTCTCCAACCTCCGCCGCACACAGCGTATCGGTCGCCACGACAGTCGGAGATTGGGTCATCGGATTCAGCCGAACAAACGGCGCTTCGACAGCGGATGGGAACACCACGTACCGAGGCGGTGCATCCACGAACATTACAATTATGGATTCAGGAAGTGCCATTGGTAGTAGTCCCTATGCAATCGGGCATTCCGATTCAGAATCGGACAACCTTTTGGCGACAGGGGTCATCCCTTTTGGTACTACGGTCATAAATAACCTCTCTCTCTTAGGCGTCGGCACATGAAAACCCTTGTCATCGACAACTTAGGCGGACCTCTCACTCGGAAACCCGACGGACCCCTCAATTCCGGCCTGGCGAAGTTCGATACCTCGTGGGGGTATGACCCGTTCACGAGTCCTGGGAATCTGACCTGGAATGAACAGCCGACGAGTGTTCTGACTCTGAGTATGTCGAGCGTGGCCTACGGCATCACGAACATGGCCTCACGACTGACTTCGAGTGTGCCATATATCTATTCGATAGACGGCGACGGAAAAATGCGGAGCACGGATGTGAAGACCGGTGCCAACTCTGTTCGCGGAACGCTTCCCTACGGCAATAACTACTCGATGGGTCCGGGAATGGTGTTCTACGGATCTACCGAAAAGATTTTCCATTCATCGAATAACAGGATTCAGAAAATCAACTTTGACGGCAGCTCTCCGGCTTCAGTGAAGGGAAGTACCTCAGTCGTGGCAAATGTTCCGACGCCCATGACGACGTTCCTGGGAAAGATTTACTTCGGCAACGGCAACAATATCGGAGAAATCGACACCACGGAAACCGTCACCACCGGTTCCAAGCTCAGTCCCTCGCTTCCCACGAATGTTGTGGTGAGGGACTTGGAGGTAACGCCTGACGGCAATTACCTACAAATCACCGCTACCAAGTACCAGCCAGGGGGAGGATTCGGACTCCCCACTTCTACTCAGGCCAATATCACCGACTCGTATCGCTTCCTATGGAACGGCACTGACTCGACATATACCTCCTACGAGTCATTCCCCTCGACCAACCTCACCGCGAACCAGATTGTCGCCCTCAACAACTACTTCACTGGTGACGACATCACCGGAATGGCTTTGTATGCGGATTCGCAGAAACTCCTATCATTGCCGAAAGTTCTCTCGCCGTTTCCGGGCGGGTTGTTCTCTTTGGGAAATACGCTGGGAATAGCCACTACTGGGTACGATAGTCTCGATAATCAGACGACGCTCGATGTGTACCAATATGGTCAGTATGATAACGATACTCAGGGCGGTCTGTATAGGATAGTCCGTCTTCCTGCCCCCGTACTGACGGATATGCTCTTCACGACAGGAGCAATCCCAGTGACGAACCAAGTCTTACTTCCATCGAATGCCACGAATACGAACACTCCCGGAAAGATTTATTTCAACACGACCGAAACCAGCGATGCCTCAGGAGGAACAGACTACCAGTTCAGATTATGGAAGTGGGACTATACCTCGCAGGGGGGTCAGACATTCAATGGAGTCTATGAAACGCAGAGCGAAAACTTCTCGAAGAAGGTGACTGTCAAAGAGGTTCGTATTTATACGAATCCAATCGTCACAGAGAACTCATTTGATATACAACTCATAGGTTCAGGAGGAACAGTTCTTTCAGATATGCTATTCGAAGAAGGTGTCAACTGTTCCGTCGGTCAGGATATGATGCAGTATAACCCCGCCACGGCACCGACATACGCAATAGGGGTGAGAATATACAACTACGGTTATACGAACATGACCTTTATGAAAATCGAATTAGATGTAGACGATGCCGGAAAATAACCCCAAAATCCCGTTTCTCATCCAGGGAGGTACCGTCACCTTCATGGGTAGCACGCTCCAAACCAATGGGTTCCTTCACGGCTCTCGTGGTGCGAGGATGGACGCATCGGGGAACATCGAAATCAACAACGGAACGTTCCGTGGTGATTTCCAAGTCGGCGGATTCCAAAAGACCATCGACAACACATCGGACATCCAAACGGCTCTCACGACGGTTTCCTCACAAGGCGGCGGGACGCTGTACCTCAAAGACGGCACCTACACACTGACCGCCGACATCACCATCCCGGCCGGAGTGACGCTTGCGGGCGTGAACCGCGACCAATGTATCATCGATGGCGCGGCGACATACGGCATTTCGATACAAGGAGCGACCGTGTATTCGACCGGGACCGTGAGCGTGTCTAATGGGTCCAAAACGGTCACGGGAGCTGGTGGGGCGTCATGGACGACCGATATGATTGGCGATTACATTTGGCTCGGCTCTCTGGGCGACTACGGGTGGTATCTGATTACGGACGTTCCGGCGGCAACGACCATCACGCTCGATGTGGAGTTCAAACAAAAGACCATCGCGGGCGCGACATACGACATCAGCACCGTCATCGACCATGTGACGGTATCGAATTTGACCGTCACGGATTGCCCCACGGGGGTCAAAATATATCGTGCAAGCGAAATCATCATGGACGACATCGTGGTCGATACCTGTTCGACCTACGGGATAGATATGCTCGAAGTGCAGTACCCGAAAATCATGGCGACGCTCACCGCAAGTCCCGTGAACTGGAACGCCGTACAGGTGAGCGGTTTCGAAGTCATTTTCACCGATTTCGGCAATGCCACGAACCAGAACATCATCTTCGACCATGTGGGGAACAGCACGTTCCTGGATTCGACGATAGAATCATCCAAGAATTCTCACGGACTCCAAATGACTTCGTGTTCGAACATCGCGTTCTTTTCGGTGTCCATCCAAAACAACAACCTCGACGGTATCGCCATGACCTCGTGTTCCGGCATCCAATTGAATTCGCTGGCGATCCTGAACAACGGCAACAACGGCATCCGCTATGTGTCCAGTTGCCTCAACAACATCGTGTACGGGAACACCATCGCCAACAACACGCAATACGGGATGCGGTTGCTGAATTCGGTGAACAATTTGAATCTTACGTCCATCAATCAGTTCTATTCCAATACGTCCGGGCAATATTCTTCCGTGGCCGCAGGGGGTTCGTCGAGTTGCATCGGGCGCGGGAACCTGAACGTCACTGATTTCGGATAATTCACACTTATGGCAACGACATCTTCATTCACCCTTACTCCGTCGGCCTCTCAAAACGCAGCGGCTCTGTCAGGCATGGGAAGCTCGACATCTTCCTCGTCTTCCGGCGGAGGTTCTTCATCATCAAAGACAACGACATCTTCCAGCGGTTCTTCGGGTTCTTCATCGAACATCAACAGCCAGTATCTCATCGACTCGTACGGCAACGTCACCAACAAGTCTTCGGGCCAGTACATCGACCAGTCCACGTTTCAGAAACTCGGCCTGAACGCGTCGCTCATTCCGAAAACAACGACCGTCTACACCGGAAGCGGGGCGGTCCAGTTGACCACGGCACAACCGACGACAACGACCCCGACGACGACGAAAACGACTTCTACCACCACTCCGGCGGCTTCCAGCACGAACTCATCGTTCACCCTTACGCCGACAGCAGCGCAGAACCAGTCCGTTCTCGGTGGTATGGCGGCTCCCACGCCCGTACCTGACCAAGTGGCACAGCAGATCCAAACCGCAACGGCCTATACCCCTCCCCAAGCGACGAACGCCAATAACGCCTACTACAAGGATGCCCAAGGGAATGTCTATGACACCGCCACGGGAGCACCCATCACACAGGCCCAGTTCAAGCAACTCGGTCTGAACATCGACCACCTCAATACGCTCGACCAAATCCAGGCAAACCAAGGGATGTCGCCGCAGGAACAGGCCTTCAGGGACGCCCAAGCGAATGGAGAATCAGTCCCTACCTCAGAAGAGGGCGTGTACAGTCTGATGAGTCAGTACGGTCTGAATGGTCAGGCCGACCCCGGAGCACAAGTCATCAGCAGCGACCCGTATCTCAATACTCTTGTCTCGGCATACAGGGCATATACCGATCCCGCGAACCAAAAGGCATCTCTGGTAGACACTTACAACCAGATGCTCTCTGATTCCGGC